CGAGATCTTCCCGATCCTCTCGAGCCGGATTGCATGGATGACGGATCAGAACATCACCCCCATCGTCGGTCCGGCGGCAACGGCCGGGGACAAGTTCGTCCAGCACTACCAGAAACTCGCCAACGATCTCGAGGCAATCCTCAACACGGTCGCCGACGAAAACGGGTGGGACAAGGAGATCCTCCTCGCCTTGTGGGACGCCGCGCAGTTCGGGGCCGGCATCCTCAAAGCCGGGTGGGACTCGGGGCTGGACAAGGGACTCGGCAACATCTGCATGAAGCGTGTGGATGCCTGGTCGTTCTTCCCCGACCCCAACGCCACCTCAATCGATGACATGCAGTACTGCTTTGAGGTCAAGAAGATGACTTTCGACGAACTGGAACGCCGGTTCCCCGAGGCCGACATCCAGTCACTCCGGGACGCAGCCATGTACGGCGATCGCTCGTCCGACACCGAGATCCGGCCCGGTACCGCTTCCGGGTCGCAGTACCCCATGGCCAATCCGGGCAACCTCCCCAACTCCAACTCAACCGTGTGGGGGATGCCGGGCCAGTCCAACCGCAACGCTTCCGACGCCCTCCTCACCGACGGCGTCAATGTCTACGAATGTTGGGTGCGAGAGAATGAATACGAAGAACGGGATCAAACCGACTGGGCTCCCGGCGACACGGGCCCGGAGCGCGTGGTGTATGACTCATGGCGTTGCGTTGTCTTTAGCGGCAACATCGTTCTCTTTGACGAGTACGCCATTGACCTGTGGGAAAACAATCGCCATCCCTACTCTCGCTACGTCGATGAAGAAATGGGAGAGTTCTGGCCAACCCCTATCGTGTCGCATCTGGCTCCGTGCCAGATAGCCATCAACCGGATCCTCTCCTCCGTTCAAGGCAACATTGAACTGGTCGGCAACCCGATCTTCATGGACGTGAAGAACTCCGGTCTTGAACGCACCCAGGTTGTCAACCGGCCGGGTTTGCGTCTGTCAATGAACAGTCAGGCGGCCAACTCGCAAGGTAGCCAGCCACACTGGATGGAACCGCCCAAACTTTCCCCGGACGTTTGGCAGGGCATCACCTTTTGGAAGTCCTGCATGGAGAACATCTCGGGTTTGTCCGGCGTATCCAAAGGTCAGTCACCTGGTGGCCGGCAAGCGCAGCAAACCGTTCAGTCTACACAAGAGGCCGGCTTTGTCCGCATCCGTTCGTCCCTTCGCAACCTCGAGCGGACCCTGACGGAGCAGTACAACCTTCTTTGCCACCTTGCCATCCAGAACTACGACACGCCACGCATCATGGCCATTGTCGGTGAAGACGGCGCAAACACCGCCATCCGGTTTGCCGCTTCCCACTTCTACATTCCAGCTGAAGGCAACGGAGCCCTCCCGATGAAGTTCTCCCTTCAAGTAAACGCTGGATCGGGCAACCCGACATCACGTCAGGCCCGGATCGCCGAAGCGGACGCACTCCTTGCCATGGGAGCGATTGACCGGCAAGCCGTTTTGCAGACCCACAACTTCCCCCACTGGCAAGACATCCAGCAGCGCATGGAAGAAAAAGAAGAAGCCGAACGTCAAGCAATGTTGGCCGCTGAATCTCAACCTAGAACCGGTGGCAAACCGCAACCTCGCGGACCTGGCACCGGTCACGAACATTGAACACGGACTGGATGAACGACGGGGCGTGTAAACGACTCCACATTGACACGAACATCTTCTTCCCTGTTCAAGGCACCGATCCGTCCGTCATTTCCTTTGCCAAAGGAATCTGCAACATCTGCACCGTTCAACCCATATGTCTGCAATACGCCATCAATGAAAACATGCGTGGTGGTATTTGGGGTGGACTTACGGACCCTGAGCGAAGTCGCATAGTTGACATACCTCTACCCTCTAAACGACAATCCGCACATGGCTGAATACCGTGGCTCCTCCACCGACAACGAAGCAGTGATGATTGCGACGATGAACGGACGAGTGACGCCGGATCGGTATGCCACTGATTGCGCCGACGCCAACAACTGGTCGTGCAACATGGGCAACGCTCACTCAAAGAGGATCCACAACGACATCTACGAGAAGTACGGCGTTGACACCGAGCCCACGGAGCCATGGTGAACGCATCCACCGCCCGTCGTTTTTCCACCCGTCGATCCGCTCGCAGAAAGTAGAACAATGCGTCGTTCAATGAAAGGTTCCACTGGTTCCGTCAAAGGTTCCGGCCGGCTGAAAAGGCCGATTGTTGGCATGACCAAGCGGTCTGGCCACGGCACGGCTTCCAAGATCGGTTCTGTCAACCGGCCTTCTTCTCGCATCAAGACTCGCGGTGGCAAGCGGTCCTAGTGCCTCTCAAGTCTGGCAGTAGCCGCAAAACCGTTTCTTCCAACATCTCGGAAATGGTTCGGTCCGGTTACCCTCAGAAACAAGCTGTAGCAGCTTCGCTCTCCAATGCAAGGAGAACGACGAAAGGTAGAAAGGGGGTGGCACATATGGCTCGACACAAGGGACGTCACGGTGGCCGCGGCAAGCGCAAGTAGTTTGCCCTCACCTCGGTAGGTGTGGGGGAGTTGCTAGTCCAGGCGACTCCCCCACCTACCAAACAAGGAATGTTATGTTTACCGAATACGACCGCTCACTCCTCCAAGGAATCTTTGATCTCATGACTACGAACTCCCAAGCTCTTTCCGATCTGACTGCTTCCGTTCAGGCTCTTCAGGCTGCTGCCAATGGCTCGACCGAAAATGTGGCTGATGCCATTGAAGCCCAGCGCGCTGCTGTTGATGCCGTTACCACTCAGCTGGGTGGCACGCCTCCCGTTGATCCGACCGCCGTCCAGACCACCGATGCACCGACCACCGATCCCGCGACCCCCGCGGCCTGAAAGGTAGAAACCAATGGCTGATCGTTCCGCCTCAAACTATTCCGGCAAGACCGGCAAGACCAATGTCCAGATGCAGGGACAGACGAAAGGTGTCTACGGCTCGACCGTTGACATGAAGCGTCGTGAAGGTCTTCCGCAGGATCTCAAGCCCTGATCATGGCTGCAACCAGCAAGACTCAACCCACGACGTTTGCTGACGGCATTCAAGCCGCCATGCAGTCGCTTGCTGGTGCCATGACTGCTCCCGACGCCGATGTCCACTTCGGCACGGAGATGATCAAAGTCCTCTCCATGTATATCCAAAGCAAAAATGCACCATCTGCCCCCCAGCCCGGTATGAGCCAGCCTCCTGGGCCGGGGGCAACTCCTCCACCTTCGGGAGCGGGTGGAGGTTCGCCAGCAGGGTCAATCCCTGGTGGTCCGGCCGGGGGTGGGGCGCAGAATCCATCGATGCCTTCCATGCAGGCACCATCCGGTCCTACGCCGCCGGGATCTGGCCCTACCCCTGGTCTTACTCCTAACCCTGACGAGATGCGTCGTGTGATGCAAGAGGTTGCCGGACAATGACGATGTATGAAGCTCCCGACTTTGAGCAGGAGGTCAACCCCGATGACGAGTTTGATCGGTGGATGGAACAACTCCAAGACTTCACCTATCAAGGTGCCAACAATCTTCCGCCCGTTCCTGCAATGCAGGTTGATGACGAGGATGAGGCTGAGGATTCTCCAGTCGTTCCTGACGAGCCCGTTGCAGAGCCCGTTAACGAACCAGTCGAGCAGGAAGAGGATCACGCCCCTGTAGACCCGGCCACGGCGCAGGCGATCTACGACCTCGGGACGCAACTCTCCTCGCCGGAACCGGAGTTCACCCCCACGCACCTCGTAGAGGAAGAGGGCGAGGAAACCCCGCCGGCGCAGCCCCCCTCTTACATTGACCCGGATGACGAAGTCCAGATGGGGCTGTGGCAGGAACTTCAGACTCTCCGCAACGAGGTTCAGTCCACCCGGCAGGTCGCCACCCAAACCCAGGAACAGATCGCACGCCAGCAGGCCGAGCAGACTTTTACCCAGGCGCTCGCACAGTTCCGCACGCAGTACCCGACGCTTGATGACGCAGACATCGCTCTCATCCGTCCGCAGGCTGCGGTCATCGTCAACCCCCTCATCGCCCAAGAAGGTCCGGTGAACGGGATGATCCGGGCCATGTATGTCGCCTCCCTCGAGCTTGAGGCCACCCGGGACAAGGTTCTCGGCATCGTCAAGACCGAGGACAAAGCCACCACTCGCAAGCGGAAGATCAGTTCGCTCAACTCATCTTCCGGTTCCGCTCCCCGTACGAACACTTCTCGGCCCCAGTACACCTCGGACCGGGATGTTGTAAACCAACTTGCAAAAGAGTTGCAAGAGTCATCCGTCAACGGCAGATTCAACTAGCACCGAAAGGTAAGAACCCATGGCCGTAACTCCAATCGGCACCAATACCGTCACCGCCCTATCACGTCGCCTGATCCTTCCCCGGATCACGGACAACGTGTACAACTCCAACGTTCTCTTCTACCGTTGGTATCACAGCAACAAGTTTGCCCAGCAGGGTGGAACTCAGATTGAGGCTCCGCTCATGTACTCAAAGATGGCTGCTGGCGGTTCTTACCAGGGTTACCAGCTGCTCAACGTCACGCCGACTGACTCGATTCAGAACGCTGCGTGGGCGTGGAAGCAGTACTACTCGCCGGTCACGGTTGACGGTCTGACCCTTCTTCGGGCCGACTCGCCGCTTGCCATCGCCGACTACATCGCCACCCAGTTCAAGCAGGCCGAGATGGATCTTTCGGACCAGTTGGGTGCCGGTCTGTGGTCTTCGGGCACCAACGCCAACGACATTGACGGCGTGATCGAAGCTGTGGACACCGGTACGGTTGCTTCGTCCTACGGTGGCATCACCCGGTCCGGCAACAGCTGGTGGCAGTCGCAGGTGGACACCACCACCACGACCTTGTCTCTCGCCGCTCTTCAGAACCTCTTCGGTTCGGCGCAGCAGGGTGGACGGGCCCCGACCATCATTCTTTCCACGCAGGCCAACTACAATCGGTACTGGAACCTCAACCTTGCACCGCAGCAGTTCCCGGTGCAGCCCGGTGGCAAAGACATGCAGCTGGCGCAGGCCGGTTTTGAGAACCTGCTCTTCAACGGTGTTCCGTGGTTGGTGGATTCGCACATCCCGACCAACTCGACTGCGTCCAACCAGATCGGAAACATCTTCCTGCTGAACGAGGACTACTTCCAGATGGTCGTTGCGACCCGGTCCGATTTCCACTTGCAGGACTTCCAGACGCCCACCAACCAGGATGCGATGACTGCCCTCCTGCTGTGGGCTGGAAACCTTGTCTGCACCAACGTGCAGCGTCAGGCCAAGTTCACCGCAATCTCGGCATAAGGAGAAAACATGCCCGATACCCAACTCACCAACCCAGCAGCACAAGACAGCGAAGTTTGGGGTACCGCCCAAACCATCGAGGAGTACGTTTACTGGAAC